TCCAGCAGAGTTAATGATATGATCGTCTGTAACTGTAAAAGAACTAGAAGCGGTATCTTCTAAAACAATCTCATATTTACCATCAATGTAATTTAAGATCCCCCTCATATTTGCTAAGAGCTCTCTGGTGTTTTCTAAAACATTTTTATTAGCATCAACCAAACCATTACAATGAAATCTTTTTACTTGTACTAAAGCTGTTCCATTTTCATCTGTGTAAGTAGATGGAGCTGAACAATCTAAAATCAATCTATGTTGTATATCGCCATCAAAAGGCTCAAATCTATAACCACCTACCACCTCACAATCAGCAAAGACTGATGTTGCTCCAGAATCTTTTAAATTTAATACTCCGCTTGCTTTAGCTTGAATCCAAGTTGTTTCATCTACAGTTATTTCTCTTTGACCAGATATAGTGCTAAAAGTTGCAGCAGAATAAGATCCAGAATAATCAGGAGTATCTTCTAATTCATCAGAAGTGTCTGCTGCGGTTTGAAAGGATTGCAAATTAAGACTACTTGCTCCCAAACCCTTTCCATATTCATCATTAGTCATGTAATCCAGTGTGCAAAGAACTGCATTATCAGACCATTCATAAGTATCTGGATCGTCTATTCTGTGTGAGCCAGATCCACCAGATATAGAGCTATCTAATCTAGGATCATAAAGTTTTTTACCTCTGACAATAACTGTGAGCTGGGGAATGCTGCTAAACATGCCACGATTATCATATTCAAAAGAACAAGCTAAATAGGCAACACCTCTTAATCTATGGTTGCTAGTCCATTGAGATGATATAGAAGCTGTAAGCATTGGATCTGCTGTTTGATCATCAGCCCCATGATGTGCATTAAAAACCATTCTGTAGCGTTTAGTCGGATCAGTACCGCTAGTGCCTGCATTAGATTGTTGTACTGTTCCTATCTGTGATGCAGTACATAAAGATCCTGCTCCAGAAGATATCTTATCTGAACCAGCATAATAACCTTGTCTAAATACAGCAGTATCTTTTATTGATACGCCATTGATTTCTATAGTGTCTAATTCTATTTGATCTACTTCACCAACTGAAAGAGCATAGACTACGAATAAATCTTTGCTGCGTTTATCTGCTGTATTCATAAATACAACAGTAGAACCTACACGCCTTCTTCCATATATGATTGGTAATTTTCCACCTTGAGATGTTTTTTGACCAAGAATATCTTGTCCTCTGGACATCAATTCTCTTGCTTCTTGAAATCCTTTTACTCCAGTACCAACTGTAACAATGGCTACAGTCCAAGAAATAGCTTTACCAACTGCTGTAGTTGTTAACCAAGTTCCTATCTTTTCAAAGATAGTTGCTGTTGCGGTACTCCAAGTCATTAATCAGCACCCCATCGTATATCTTCTTTAGTTTGATCAGCATATTCAAAACCTTTATCACCTGAAAATACATGCTGCTGAGATTCGTCTGTAAAATGTCTACCTTTTTTAAGCTGCCAGTTTGCCCAATGGTTTTGCACAACCATGCTTAAATGTGAGCTTTGATCTGATTCTGTTATAGAACAATTACCTATTATTCCACTAAAGTATGTGGTTGCATCTACTATGGTTTCATTATTATCAAAGAAAGCAATATAAATATTTACTGAAGTGTTTGTGTAATTACCATCTTCTATCAAATCTTTTACAGTGGAAGTTATGTTAGAAAATGTAATAGTAATTTCTTCTATTTGTGCTTCACCATTTTCTGTAGAAGAAGATATGTTTACAAAATTTCCACCAGCTTCATAAACATTAGAATCATAAGTAACATTAGAGTAATGATCGGTTGCTCTTAGTGGTGTAGAAAAGTTTATTTCAACAAGAAAGCAAATCTTGTTTTGATCATTAGCAATTTGTGTTTGTAAATTAGATGATAGTGTTCTAGCCATTATGTAATTACTTCTCTTACCTCAAACTGTATTGAATAAAAATTGCTAGGATCTGTACTGTATAAAATTTCATCTGATGTCAGATATACAGTAAAGCTAGGCTGATTCATTGTTACAGCTTCATTATCGGCAAGAGTAGCAACCAAATTTGGCTCAATTAAAACTGTTGCTGCTCCTGTACCATCAGAATCAACATCAGCTTGCACCATATAGACTTTTGAATGTCCTGCAAATTTAATTAGATCTCCTGCTTTAAGAACTCCAGAAGTGCTTGCAGAAAAACCATCTATAGTTATTGTTGCATCTCCAGCAGAATGAGCACCATTAACTACAACAGAAGAATTAGATTTATCTGCTCCTCTGTTTTGTGTTGGTAGTTGAATGGTAAAGTTTTCAAAACCACCCTTTTGTTTTTGTAAGAAAGCAAAGATATCCATTGCATCATCTTGATCTAATGGTGGCATTTGCACTGTAAATTGAAAGTATTGAGCTCCTATTTGTCTTACAGATCTTTTACCAGATAAGGTGTGATCCATAAGAACTGGTCTTTTATTATTAAAATCTAAAGTTCTAAATTTTGGACTTGTTGGAAATGATCCGCTCATATTACACCCATCTTACCTCTTGCGTTCATAGCATTATTAATCATTGCTGTAATCATTCCTTTTCTTGAAGCAAGCAGTTGATCAAAACCTGAAGCATCTACTGTTGAAATATTAAAGCTAACGCTTACTGGCTGTGTACTTGGAGAAGTCATATTTGCAAGATTTTCATTGGTAATAATTTGACCAGAAGAATTAGGTACAAACATTTCAGCACCGCCCTCTCCAACTATGTAAGGAGAGCCAGCTTTAACGCTACCGCCATCTTCTCTAAAGATACTTCCAAAAGAACCAAAAAATGATTCAAAGTATCCAGTAAGAGGTCTTAATATCATTTGCTGTATAGCTATTCTTAACATTTGTTCAACCACATAATCTGCAAAGTCTTCAAATTCTAGTTTTCCAGTTTTTAAAGATTTCACAATAGAATCTTCAAACTTTTTCATAGAATCAACAGTCAACTTATCTACTGATTTTTCTACATTTTCTAATTCTTCAACAAAGTTTTTTACACCAAATGCTGTGGTTGAAAATTGAGTTCCAATTTTGCTTAGTGGATCAGGTAAGTTTTTAAGCTCTTCCTTTAATTGCACTATTTTGATTCTAATTTTATCTGCATCAGATAAACCTGTTTGCGGATCTACAAATTGATCCCCAACTCCAGACATAAAAGCTCCAAGTATTCCACCAGTAGGAACTTCGCCTAGAGCTTGTTTTAAAGAATTTTCTAAATCAGCAATCTCCATTCGCAAAGTTGCTGCTGTAGCTTCTCTTTCAACTATTCCAAACGCTTCACCAATTTTTAAAATATCATTTGCAACAGACACAACAGCCTTTTGCAATAAAGTCATGGTATTTTTACTTAAATCATTTGAAACTCTTTGAAATTCAGAAGCTATATCAATATCGCTTTGACTTAATACATCAATTTTAGACATCTCCCTCATTTGCTCTGATGTCAATGAAAGTGTATTCTTTAAGGCAACACCCTCTGAATCGAATAATTTAAAAGCTAGCCTAAGTTTTTCAGATTCAGAATTAACTTTTCCAAAAGCATCAGGAAGTTCCATAAATAGCTCTTCAACGCTTCTGGTTTTTCCTTCTGAATCTTTTAGCTGAATACCAAGCTGTCTTAACGCATCCCTAGCTTCTCCAGTTCCCATTGCTGCTTCAGCAGTTCTTCTTGAAAACCTTTGTAGAGCCATATCAAAGGTGGTTGTTGCAACACCTGTTTGTTCAGCTACATGCCTTAACCTTTGTAATGATTCTGCATTTATACCTAATTTCTTTGAGGTATTATCAAGTTGAAAAGCCATATCAATAGTGGCTCTTGAAAACTGAACAATAGCACCAACAGCAAAAGCACCAGCTACAACTTTCTTGATTTGATTAAAACCTTTTTCTGTACTGGTTAAAGATTGTTTGACTGAATTGAAGGCTTTTTTGGTATGATCCTGAGCCTTCAAACGCATCATGATATCTTGTCTATTTGCCATGATTTACCTGTTTGTTCTTTTCCTCAAAATAAGCTGCCCAAGCTGTAAACTCAGATAAGGACATTTTCTCTTCTAGTTCTTGCACTGTTAGGTGCAAGGTTTCCGCAAGATAGAATTTAAAAAAATAATCCTTATCTTCTGCTACTTTTTTAGTTCATCCTCATATTTGGATGAGCTCATTAATTCAGCAGCTACTCTTGTTAATACTTCTCTATCAACATTATTCATTAAAGCGTTTTTATCGCTTAAATCGAATAATTTATTCAGCTCTCCATCTAAAGCACGATGAATTAAACAATAAGCCATTAACTCAACATCATCAGATTTAGCATACATTTGTAGCTTCTTCATCTCTGCTAAAGTCAATGGCTTACAGTAAATAAGCAAAGGACTACCATCATCATCACCCCATTCTGGAACTTCTATGACTTTTATTTCCTGTGCATCAAAGTGTGCTTTCGCTCTCTCTATTGCTTTCATCTTATGCAGTGCCTTCAGTTAATGCACCTGAGCCTTGAAAGCTAAAACTAACTTCTGCCATTGAATCGAAACTTTGTGATTTACTTACACCAGTAACAATAATGCTTCCTGCTAATTCTACATTTCCAGCAGTATCACCTTCAGGATAAACATTAAGAGTTAGAGATGATCCAACAGTCAAGGTATCTTGACCGCTATCAGCAAAGTCTAAATAAGCATCAGCAGATCCAGTAAAAGATGTTAGCGTAGCTGAATAAGTTCTAGCCGCATCTCCCATTTGTGTAGTTTCAACAGTATCGCAAGATTCATCTATGCTGAAGCTCTTGATCTCACCAATGGTAGTAGCACCAGATTTTAAAACGCCATTTTTACCAACGATTTGTGCCATTTTTTACTCCTCTATTTCTTCAATAGTTATTTCTTTTGAGGAAGGTTCTTTTTTCTTTTTCGTAGAAGCTGCTTCCTCTTTCCAGCCTTTACTCAATAGATATTCTACCTTAGTTGGATGAACATCTACCTTTGTTCCGTCTTTATTTATTAAAATCATAAACTTCTCCTATGCTGCTGTATCTGGGGATTGTTCCCTTGTTTCATACATTACATCAAAAGTTAAAGTTGCAACTGCAACTGGTTTCTCACCATCTCCATTGTAATCTATTTCTGTAGATTCTATAAAAACATCTTTAGCTAATCCGCTAAGTGTTGCATCAGCAGCAATAGCTGTTTCTATCTCTTTGGATATGGTGTCTAAAGTATCATCAAAGTTCGCAACTGCTTTTACATAACATTCGCAAACTAAAGATAAATTTCTAATTAAAATTCTGTTTGTTCCTAAGGTGTCAGGCTCAGAATCTTCTGATTTGGTATATACAATTACAGCAGGTAACTCACCCTGCTCAAAGTTATAAACTCTTGATTGAAATACATTAGATCCTGTGGTTGTAAGACCTGTAATTTGAGTAGCAAACTGTTCTCTGATTTGCTGTCTGATGTGATCTGCCATTATTGTTCCTCTAAGACTAAAACTGAAAATCCTGTTTTATCTGGTTGAGCTCCTACAACAGAATAGGTAGTTTCTGCTTTTAGAGTATTACCATCTAAATCTTTTCTAGCTGCCACAACTAAAGTATCGCTATGACCTGCGTTTGGAACATCTATGCTTCTGCAAATCGCAACTGGTGTTGTAGATTCTACACCTACACTTTCACCTTCTTGTTCTAAAAATTCTTCGTTCAAAATAATATTAATGGATGAAGATGTACCAGATCCATATCTAGTATAAGTTGCTGTAATCCCATGCCCATAATTAGGATCAAGATATGCAGCAAAATCGTTTTCATCTTCTAATGCGTAAACACTCATTCTTCTTCTAATATTACTTTTACAATTCCATAATTATCGTTTTCAACGCCTTTTATTTTATAACTTGTTTCAGGCACTAATGTTGTTCCCTGTCTTGTAGTTATTGCGTTTACTAACAATCTATCATCATGTGTCATAGTAGGAGCATCGCTATATTTAACATAGGCTATTGGTTGATAGCCCTCTACTCCCACTGATAAACCATCAATGTTAAAAAATTCTTGATCCAAGATAATGTTTATCGGTACTGATAAACCATCATCTATAAATCCTAGCGTATCTATTAATGGGAAGTCATCCCATAGGGCATCCACATTGTAGTATGTGGCTGTTACGCCATGCCCTGCAAATGAATCCAAGTAGCCATTGAAGTCTGCTTGAAATTCAATAGCCATTACTTCTTAGCTTTTCTTTTACTAACTTTTGGAGCATCAGACTTTTCTAGCCCAACGCTTCTATCTACTTTTTTAATTTTTTGCTCAACATGAACTTCAGCTTTGCCATAGCTGCAAAGAATATGTCCTTCATCTTCAGGAAGTTCTACTACATCTCCAGCTCTTACCTTTTTTCCATGAGCAACAGTATCGGTCAATATTAAATATTTTTTCATAGTAAAGATGGGGGTATTACTACCCCCATTCCATTTAAGCATTGTCTACCTTACGAACCATCGTTAGATACACAGAAACTTACAGCATGTCTTACAGCTACATCAACAGTTTGAAGAGCTACAATTCTAATGCCACCTGAAGTTGATAAAGCATAAGGATCAACAGTAATGTCTAATCCACCATACATACCAACTAGCAAGTCAGAGAAGTTTCCAAAGTAGAAGTCACCTGAAGTTACTTGATTAGATACAACAGTGTTGTAACCATTCATTCTTCCATCAGGCTCAACTACAAATAGACCACTGCCAGAATCTTTAGCAGTAGTTTTCAATGTACCATAATCTGCTGGTCTACAAATGTAAGCAAGGTTGCCTAGAAGTGCGTTATCGTTAGATACAGCACTTTCCATTCCAACGATTTCAGCAAAAGTTGGATTTGCAGCAGCAAAAGTTGTGGTGTTAATACCAGAAGTGTTGCTGATACCTGTAGGTTGTCCACTTGAACCAGAACCAGCTAAAGCACCTAAATCAATAGCAAGAGCGATTGATTGTGAAAGGTCATCTCTGATTAAGTTTTCAACATCCAATGAAGATTGTTGAAGCATTAATCTTGAAGCATCAGTGAAAGCACCGATGACTTTAGGTGACATGGTTACTGAGCCAGAAGTGAATTCTGATTCACTAGCAGCACCACCTTCGGTAGCAATCCATCCAGCAGAAGAGGAAGCTGTTTTCTTAGGAATAACAACATTTCCTTGTAAACCTCTTAGCATGGTTGCACCAGCTTGCATTACAGAAGATGCGTTTCTTAGTACATCGATGAAATCTCCACCTCTGTAATCTTCAGAGATAAGAGTAGAATCGTCAGATGTATTAAGATCTCTCTTCCAGTTTCTAAGCACATCAGCAGGCAACATGATACCTTGAGCATCTTTGCCATACTCTCTTTGAGCTGCTTCTGAACATTCAAATTCAAATTTAGCATCTTCTTGTGCTCTTCTATCAGAAGGATTAGCCAAAGCTCTAATAGCTTTTACTAGGCTGAACCTTTTGATTTCGTTATTAGTCATTCCAATTTCAGGAGTTTCTAATGGCTTATCGTTAGAAATATTTTCTAGCAATACACCTCTAAACTCTTCAACTGAAATACCTTCTTGAATAGCCTTGTCAGCTAGATCCCTTTTGTTGTGTTTAGCAGCAAGATCAAGAATTTCTTTTGAATTTCTTTTGAACTCAGCTTTTGCTTCTTCAACAGATTTGGCTCTAACTTCGTCAAGGTTAATTTCGTTTTTAACTTCTTCAGTCATTATTTTCACCTTTTTAGTTTGAAGTTGTTTTTCTTTAGAGCGACCAACGCCTACTTCTTTAGATTGATCCGCAGGTACAGATACTACACTTACCTCAAGAGGTGAATGTTGTACTCTATACACTGGTTTATCATCTTCAGAAGAGCGATCACGCTCCATCCCATTTATGCGATAACCAACGCTGATATTTTGACGAATACCATCTTTGACATCTTGAAATACTTCGTCTGCTAGTTGACTTCTACCAAAACGAACTATTGCAACAGCTCTTTTCTTAGCTGCATCAAGTTTATATTCCTCAATCACGCCAATCTGTTTAGTCATGTCATGATCAAGCAAAAGTGGAGCTCTACCGCTAGCAATGAACTCCATGTCAACATCACCTTCGGAATGAGAAAGAACTTCCATTCCAAAGTTGCGTTCTACAGGTTCTTCACTGGAAACTCCAATGCGTACCCTGCGTTTTTCTTCATCAAGATATGAAGCTCTTGATAAATCAACAGATCTGTAAACCATCTCTGCATCTAAATCACGATCTTCTTCCTGATCAAGTTGTTCTACATCCTCATTGTGTTTCTCAAACTCAACGATTACAGAATCGTCAGTTTCAGATACGCTGAGGATGTGCCTATCTTCTTTTAACATAGTTTTCTCCTCAGTAATTTCTACTGGATGTTTTTCTGATTCAAAAGAATCGGAAACCTGTCTATCATCTTCTTTTTTTAATCTTTCCACTATTCGTTTACTCCATGAGTAACCTGCATCTCCACCCCACAATGCCCATGCAATTCTGCCATTAGAAGGATAACCATCTTCACCTTGAGAAAATCCTTCGCCTTGTTTATCTACTTCGTGTCTTGAAAAGAAGCTATACATTCTTTTGACTGTATCTTCAGAAAGATTTTCACCAGCCACAATCTGTCTAGCTCTTACAGCACCAACTCTAGTTCCACCCCTGCCATGTTCTTCACGCCAGTCCAAACCTCTTTGAGCTTCAACCTTCATTCCATCGTTAGGTTTATATGGCATCAGTATCTTCCTGTTCTTGACCTTGTATGTCAGCTTCTACTGGTAACTTAGTACCAAATGGTTGAAATGCTGTTTTGATTCCATATTGTTCTGCAAGCGATTGCTCTCTTTCGTGTTGTTCAAATAATTCTTCAACATCTCTGCCATAGTTAGATTGAACATCTTGATAAGAAACAAGACCAGCTTGCATACCTTGAATAGATGCCATCATTTCTTTTTGTGGATCTACCCATGAGAAAGATCTAGGGATAAAGTTAGCTGATTCTGCAAATTTGTCATACCTAGACATAGGAAGTGATAAAAATGTTTGTGGTGATCCTGCTGTTGGTATTTGTATGACACCTTTTGAAATAGACATCTCTAACCACTTATCAAAGACTGGTCTGATGAAATGATCTATTACAAATGTTTGATATAAACGATACATCTCACGATCTTCTAAAGCTCCAGCTCTAAGTGAGCTGTAATTTACTGAACTTAAATCGTTAGTTAAAGCATGATAAGAAATGTTTAATCCTGATGCTATGCTTCTTAATACTTGCGTAGTAAATGATTCAAATGCAGTTGTTGGATGATTAGGATCAAAAGCTCTAAAGTCCACACCAGCAGGTAGTTGTTCAAAACTTCCTGCTGATGCTTCCATGAGCGGTGCGTAATCGTTTTCGTAGCCTTCGCCAACATAAGAATCACCATCAGGACTTACAAAGAATCCCATCTTGCTTGCTGATACTCTAGCAGCAGTAATCTCTGCTTCCATGTAACCATTAAGCATTTTAATGTTTGGCATAGCAGGAGCAGTAAAAGGTACTCCTCTGTTTTGTTGTGCTCTATTAGGAATATAAGCATGAATAATCTCACTAGCTGGAACTATGATGTGTTCTTTAGGTGATAGATAAGTATTATCGTAGGGATGGTTTTTAAATAAGTGATAAGCAACTGGTCTGTCATTCTTATCTACTTCAACTCCCATCTTAACTCTGTTACCAGTTCTGGGATTCTTTTCGTTTTTAGTTTCGTCTAAATGATCTGATTCTAAGAATTGTATTTGATAACCAAAGTCTGAATCTCTGGACACAACATGCCTAATAAGAACTTCGCCATCTCTTGCTAAAGATTCTACAAAGATCTTCTGACAATCTAGGAAAGACAATCTGCCATTGGTTGTACAGATTCCCATTCTTCCCCATTTCTTCCATTGTTGTTCTATGGTTCTGTTAGCAAGAATATCTAAATTACCATCGTTGTTTCTTGCTTTCATACTTAATCTAATTCCATTAGATCCGATGATGTTACTTACCATTAAGTTTAAGTATCTTTGTACATAACTGTCGTTTCTTGCTAAATCTCTACTTCTATCTCTTAGAACTCTTAATTGATTTTTAATTTCTGCATCGGCTGATGTAGATGATGCAGTAAAGTCAGAGAATAATCTTCCTGTGTTAGCACCTTGATACTTTCTAAATTTAGGTGCAAAAGCGTTTTTTCTTTTTTGAGATTTAGGTCTAAATCTATCGTACCAAGCCATTAGAATCTAACCCTTATAATATTTCCTGAAGCTGATTGGTTTTTTGCTCTTTGCTTTTTAACTTCTTTTAGATACTCAGCTTTGTAATAATTTCTAAAAGATAATAAATCATCTATAGACATTCTTGATAAAGATCTGCCTGCAATACTCATAGATTGTTGATCAATAGATGCTCTGTTTTCAATAACAGCTTCTATCGCATCAAGACAAGTCTTTGCATGGGATCTAATATCTGAAGAGGTGGTGGCATAATTATCTACGATCTCTGTGTAACCTTCATCAATCATGATGCGTTCTGAATCAGAACTTCTGGTGATGTAGGCGTACCAATGATAGTTTCCTTTTGTATAGTTGGCTGTAGTAGAAGATCCTACTTCTACATAGTATTTATCATTTGCTTCTGTTGCTGTGATTGTGAAATTTACAGCAGTAGATCCATCAACGATATTAAACTCATAAGATAATGAGTAATCGTCAGTGTCGTAGTCGTTGTTTAAATCCTCACGAACCCAAACCCATCTATCACCTAATTGAAGCTGATAAGGTTCTTGCGTAGGATAGTTTGTGCGATCAAATTTATTAGCCAATAAATAACCTCTTCAAGTTATATCTATACAAGATACAACACTAAGGTCATTTATAGAAATGTCAAATAAAAAAGGCTCAGTTAAGAGCCTTTAAGGTTTTGGGGTTAGATTACTTAATCTTATAAAAATACTCTTCTAATTTTGCAATAACCTTATCGGCATAGTTGTTGTACCAA